ATCATTTACCATCTGGTGTAACTTCTCAAAAGTTACTTGCCTGAGAGGTACATCATTAACGGTAACAGAGCGCATCTCCTTGTAATCGGCTGGCAAGGGAATACTGGAGGCCGATGCTGAAACAGTCGTTGTGTATGCCTCTTCCATTAGCCTGGAACGGCATTCCCTATTGATTGTTGAAATACCAAGAGAGATAAAGACAGGGATATTATCAGCCTGGTCAGTTCGATGCAGATATGATGCAACCGCAGCCTTTAACGTGCCGTAATCTTCAATTAAATCCATTACAACCTACCTGGTGCTGTTCTGAATTTAGCAAAATCACGGTCATTCAACATTTTCTTAATGGCATCTGGCCGCATCGCGTCGAGGTCATAGCCCATTTTCTTCAAGGCAAGCACAGCTCCAGGAGGGATTGACGCAACTTTCCGGCCAATCCCTTCATTGAAGTTATGGTGGCCTTTAGACGAATAGCCGTTAAACTCTTGCTGATTGGCTTTTAGCATCGGTTCAATATCCTGCATGTACCGAATTGTAATTGTTCCGGCTGCTGGATCGTGCCAAAACTCTTCAGTTAGGCCTGTGAACTCGTTATATTCTGTTGAAATTAGATGTTTAGGCATAAGGTCGGGCTACGCAAAAGGGTTAAATCTGAGGGGAGAATCCTTTAGGTAGCCCGAAAGAAGCAATCTCGAACGAGGTATGCTTTAATTAGGCATCTAAAGAAACTTTACACGCAAAAATGCTAATTAGCAAGTAATTCTCGTTTCTTGTAAATATTAGCAAGAGCCAATTTGTGCCTGGCCTTATCGCAGCCTTTTTCAAGCAGGGCTAGGTTATGGACGGCCTCACCCTCATCAAGTAAAGCCAAAGGGTTGCGCGGCTGCTGCTCAAGTATCTCTTGTGATTGCTTAAACATCTTTTCCCACTTTGCGCGTTTATTTACTGGTTTACGTTTCTTCTTCTCTTCCATTATATCACCTTATAAAAGCGGGCCGACCACCTAGATAGGATGGCCGACCCTAGGGAGGAGACTAAGTTAAGTCAGCAATACAAGAATGGGCATCAGGGTTGCCTACCTTCAAGGTACACTCCCAGACAAGCTCTTTCTTGGTCGCATCACCAGTTTTGGCAAGGTCAATTACATGCAGGGGCCGAAGATCGGCGATACTGATATAATCAGGGTCAATCAAGTACATAAGATTAGCCTTAAGGTGACGGTCTGCCTTAATGGTTACAAACTGGAAATCACCATCATAAAAGTCGATAGCACTTACCATCTTCTTATCATTGGAGTCAGTCTGACGGGTTGAACGGTTGGTAAAACCTGAAATAATAGCCTTATCAGACTTGCCAACAATAGCCGTAACCGCGTCTGCTGAGTTAGAATCCCAAAGATTACCAAGTGCATCGTCCAGGATGTCCTGGGTCAAGGCACGGTCAGCTCCGGCAAAGTCAGATACGTCAACACCATTACCAGTTGGGGTAGAAGAGCCAGAAGCGGCCTCAAAGTTGGTAACAATATAAGAGTCAAGCGAACCCATCTCACGGGCTACAGTTGCTGAACCTGCAACTTTAGCATTACTCAGCCCGACAAGTGAGACCTCAAGGTCACGCTTAATGGCTTTCATGCGCTGTGCTGTCTGATATGCTACCTCAGACTTTACATTCCCACCTTTAAGTACCTTCTCCTGTGAGCCAGTAACAACTACTGGCTTAGTGAGGATCTGGGTATAGTTACCAAGACGTGTACGGGGAGCGGCCTGTACTCCTGTAGAGTCGTCACCCTCAATCTTGGCATTCTGTGCGGCTGCTTCCAGTTCATCGGTCAGCCATTCATGGTTAATTGCAGTTGCCTTACCTTTACTTGCAAGGGTGCAAACAGGGGTTTCAGTTGGTGAGATTTGGTAAAGCATATTCGATAAATCTTCACGGTTGCCGTGAGAGGCGATTGCCTCGTCGTAAGTATCATGTGCTCCGGTAGGTGCAGCCATTGTATTTCTCCTTTACATTATATCGTAAAGCAAAGCCGCCGCATCATCAACACTGCCAGACTCCTTTAGCCTGACTCGTCTAGTGGCTTTTACTTTGCTATCTTTTGTTGTTTGTTTCTTGTTCTTGCCAGGTCGTGAAATCTTAGGTAGCTTCCGCACCTTTTTCTCGGCAACGGATACTTTCGATTTGCTTTCCTGGTACTTCATTGCGTCACGGACAATTAAAATTGCCCGGTGGTCAGTTATGGCTTCAATATCCTTATCAGTAAAGCCATATTTCTTGACCATGAACTCACCTATCGCTGACTTCTCGGAAGATGCAACGTCAGGGTTGTTCCACTCAGGGATAGCAGCTAATAGCTTCTCACCTTCTGCCTCAAGAAGCTGGTTGCGCTTGGCATCCATTTCTTGTTGCTGTTCAGCGGTTATGCTTTTAACTCCTTGCTGGAGTTGACCCTTCATCTGGTCAATACTGCTTTGCTTATCGCTAAGCTCCTGCCTACGTGCCGCATACTCGGCAGGATCGTTAATCCTAAGTTGTTCCCAATCAACTGATTGGATATCACCTAGCATTTGCTTCTCAAGTACCTGAACAAGACCTGCCGCCTGGTTTAACCTTTCGGTTGCCTGGTTTACATAGTCTATACGTTCCTGCTCAAATGCCTTCTGCGCTTCGGAAACAGCCTGTGACTTTTGGGTAACGTGCTTATCGGTCTGGTAAGACTTGATAAGGGCATCAATAGTTACATTCTCTTCCTCTTCACCTGCCTTAGTTCGTAAAGCAATACTACCATCTTCATTGATTACAAGGTTCTTGCTATCAATACCAAGCATGGTAGCAAACTCATCGCCAGTAAGTTCAAGGCCATCCTCATCATCCTCTTCTGAAGATGAAGTTTCGTCCTCTTCGTCACTTTCTTCCTCTTCTGCCTCAGTTTCTTCCTGCTTCTCTTCGGTTTCCTCAACGCCTTCTTCGGTGGTTTCGGTTTCCTCTGGAGTTTGGCTGGTTTCCTCTTCTGGCTCAGTAGGTGCGAAAAGTGCTGCTTCAATCCCACTAACAATGTCGTCGCTCGTTGCGGTAGACTCTTCGGGCATCTGTTAAATCTCCTCTGGCTTGTTGTTTGCCAAATAACCGGATGTTACATACCCGATAAGTTGGTCTTGGACTGATTGTACCATTTGAAGGGTTAGAATGAGCTTGTCCCTAAACTCATTCGCCTTATCACCACCAATAATAGGGGCTGTCTTCATCTGGTCAATTATATTTTCTTCAATAGAGACAAAAGCCTCTTTGAGTAATTGATTATCAAGTAATTGAGCCGCCTCTTCTGCAATTATAGCAGTATCTTTCATCTCGCTATATTTCATTGGTTAAAGACCTCCCCCTGTGCCTGGTTCAATTCACGCTGTCGGCTCTGTTCAAGCTGTGCTTCTTTGGCCTCACTATCAAGGATTATCTTGGCCTCTTCGTTGTCAAGTTTCCGATCACCCTGTTCAAGTCTAGTAAGCTCAACAATAAGTTTACCTTCAAGCTCAGATACTTTAGCCTCCAACTTCCCTACCTCTTGCATATGCTTGAGACTATTCTTCTCTTTCTCAACCTCCACAAGTGCCATCTGCGCCTCTGCAAGTTGGTCAGGTGGTGGCGGTGGGCTGAGCTGTTCAGGTGACATCTTACTTGGGTCACTAAAATACTTCTCAGGGTCGCCTGTATTAGCAAGTTCAGCCTGTTTTGCTTGCAGATTGTAAATATTCTGCGGACTGACAAGTGGTGAACCTGCCATGGCAAGTTTTTCCTGTGCTATCTGTACCTGGCCAAGTGCCATTAACTGCTGCTCTTTAGTCCCATAACCGATACCAACCACCACGCTCATGTTACGGCGTGTCTTCCACTCGGTAGGATTAACCTGTACCCATTCACCGTTTAGTTTGAAATCCACAACGTCTTTCTGGTAGCGTAATGTAAGTTCATGCAGCTTAAGGAAAATTTGTTTAATCCCTGTTTCAGCGAAAAGACGGGCAATCATTTCAAGACGTTGATTAGCTTGCTCAAGGTTGCCTAGATAAGCCCCTCTGGTAGTTTCTGCAAGTGCTTCTGGTGCAACACCCATTGTATTGGCAGAGACACCGCTACGACTTGCCCGCACCTCGTCAAAGTGCTGCATAACGGGAAGAACCTGCCCGACAATCGGTTGGGTAGGTTCCATCCGCATATCGCCAATATTCCTTGCCCTAATTGGTGCGTTGGGGGCATCATTAAGCAGGTCGGCCATATTAACGCCAGGCCCAACAATAGGCCGTGGATTATTCACCCGGTACATATTATTCAATAATTGCCGGGTAAGTGTAGTTTTGATCCTTTGCAGGTCACTTACTAATTCAGCAAAGGCCATGCCGGTATGACGGTGTGGTATCAAAACAGACGACATGGCAATAAAAGGAATGTAATCGTCCGGCTCATTCTCTAGGATAGTCGAGCCAACAAAGCATATCTTGCGTCGTTCACCCTCAACTATGATATACGCCTCTTCGTAAAGAAGCATTCCGTCATTTGAATCTTGATTATCCTCGTCACTTGAATCACGGCGATTATACTTCTCAGCATTATATTCGTTGGTATCAGGAGAAGAGAGTCTCTTCGGGTGGGACAGACTCAACGAATTTACGCCCAGTTGTATGTGTCCGCTTATAAACTACATCATAAGTACCGTCTATATCATCATAGCCCTGCTCAATAGCTTCAAGTTCAGGGTCAGCTTCAAGTATGGCCAAGTCTTGCGGCAACAGCCCTTTGTATTCCTCGGTAGTTATCTCTTCAGATTCTTCATGCCAAACCTTTGCATAAGCTGTCGGTGAGAGTAATGCGTCCTTAACAAAGTTATGCAAAACAAGAAAGCCGTCATTCTCTTTCTTGAATATATAATTTATATACTCTGTTTCCTGCCGTGCAGCCTGTTCATCGTCAGCACCTGTTGGCTCAAATGATACAATTAAATCATCCCCGGCGAAGATACGCATTAAAGACGGCATGGCCCATTCAACCGTTTCAAGCACATCACGGCTCACAACCGAAGACAAACCAGCCTTTTCATTACCGTAAGGTCGGCCTAAATATTCGTTAAATATCTTCTGCCTAAAATTGGTTAGCTGCCCACCTTCGGCATTAAGGCCATTCGCCTTACGACTTGCAATTTTAGCAAGTAACTCAGAATCAGATAATTTTTTCATAAAATGATAATACTTCCAAAAAAAAGTATTGACAACAATAAATTGCTAAGAATCACATTATTTGTGAAGTGTCAACGTCAATTTTTGTCGTATCATTCCAGCTAAGCATAAAATCAAGTGCTATTGTATCCTCTGCATGTGTAAGGATAACTGCATCAGCATGATCTGTTGACGGTATGCCTCTTGTTTTTCGCGCTTTCTTTGATTCGATAGCCACCTTATTCCTGTCATTGTCAAGGTTAAGGTATGGCCCTGATAATTCCCGTATCAGCTCTTCCTGTGCTGGTAATTGCGGTGCAGCAGTCGCGCTATTAATCCAGTCCCTTGTCCGTACCCACATTTCAGTAGTACGATTCGCATACATGGCGTTCTGTGGTGTGCCGCCAAAGTTAATCGGAACGATTATTTCACCATAACCAAGCCTACGAAGGCGTGAAATAACACCGTCACCCATGCCAGCGTCAATAAATACCATGCTAGGGTTATATTCCTTAATAACAATGACAATCTGGTCGGCAAAGTCCATTGCGTCAAGGCCTTGGAAAGCCCTAACAGGATGCAATAAACGGCCTTGCCTAATTGCAATAGTGGCCTTATCACCCTTGGCAGCAAAAGCTACATCAACCCCTAAAACAATGGGTTCATTTTCATATTCAGCTTTATGAAGTTTATTATTTAAACATGGCTCGATTATGTCAAGTGGGATGCAAATTTCCTCAGATGATGATGTCCAGGAACAGTAAAACTCCTGTTTAATCTGGCTTTCAGGCATCCCAGATTCCCGCTCTTCCTGAATTGCTTCCTCGGTTGGTATATTCGTATTATCACGGGTTAAATACTGATAGAACCATTTATCAGGGTGTTTTGCCCCAGATTCAGATGGGTCAGTAGCAACTGATTTAGCCAACTCGTACATGTGGTTCAATCCGCGGGGAGTTCCATTAAGCAAAAACCAGCCGTCATTCTCGGCAAATATAGGCCGTAAAAGGTCAAGAACACCGTCACGCCATAGCGAAAACTCAGTACCAACCATGCCAACAGGGTTACCACCAACAAGTGAATCAGGATCATCTGAGCCTGTAATACGGATCAACGAGTCGTTAACGAGTAATATTTCCTTTGTTGTCTCATACTTTTTCTTTATGAGCTGCGGTGGGATATAATCAAGAAAACGCCGCCCTTCTTTATTAGCACCTGTCCAAATAATATTCCTTGTCTGCGTTGCATACGGCCCTACATAAAGATATGTGCCTACACGTTGAATGGCCTTGGCAACAAGTATATTCAGTGCTATTAAATCTTTTCCGTTTCTTCGCGGCCAAACAGTAAGACCACGCTTAACAGTGCCATGGACAAAGGCATCCCAAACTGGTTGCTGGTAGTCACGAAGAATAAGGTCATAGGGTAAGTTTATTTCACTCATTTAAATTATCATCTGAATAATAGGTGTCATGCTATATCAATAAGCTGTGGTGCAGTTTGCTCTTCTTCATTCGTTGTTATTTGCGTAAGGCCATTCCCGCCACCAATATTGATAGTAAGAGGTGGCATTGTGCCAGTTCTGGTTGACTCAACAAAGTCACCGTCCAACTTACCCAACATCTCCACGGCTTTCATCCTATCCTTGGTCTCCTCTTCCTCATCCGCGCCAATCCCTGCATAAAAGTAGCGTCTCCCAACCCCAGTAAGTAAAGAGCGTTCATCCTTGGTAAGTGTATTGGCAGGTTGTGAGTAGAGTTGAGATACAAAGTCAGCATCAGCCCATATATGTGCAATGGCCTCTATCCGGTCTTTTGTCTCATCAAAAGGTGCAATCAAGTCCTGAAAAGGCTGCGATTGAATAATAGCTATCTGATCCTGGCTGGATAAAATAAAATCCCTAACCTCAGACAAGGCCAATGAATTAGCAATAACAGGTTCCCACCGATACCCATTAGCCTGTAAGTTAGAAAGGTTATGTTTTAACGATAATAGGTAGGGGCGTCAAGCAGGCGTTTAATAAGAAGGCTATCGAGTATGGTTCTGTCTTTTGCAATATCAGGGTAATGCTCCGACAGATGTTCAAGGACCGTACTGGTAAACCTATATCTTTCCCCGGCAATTTGCAAGTCCCGGGTACTCAATTCCTCCATAGCTAAATAAAAATCCACCAAGTCAGCTATAACCTTCCTATCTTTAGTGGCAAAATAGATCATTGCCTCGCGCTTAGGTAGAGTGTATTCGGCCACGTATCCCCTGGTATCAGTGATGGTGGGAATCTGACCACCATCTATTTCAGAGGGGAATAAATCCCTAATCTCACGGTTCACTTCCTTCTTCTCTACATCCATCCGTTCAGCTAGTTGTGACGATGATATTTTGAACGCTATCCTTGCTAACTCCTTGTTCTTGCTGTCTAATTCCGTCATTTATATACCTCCGAATAATGTAACTAACTGTTCGGTCTTCTGCTAAGGCTATTTTCTTTAGCTTGGATAATGTCTTGTCGGTTAATCTTGTATTTGTTTGTTTCATATAAGCACTATACCACATGTCTTAGTGATATACAACTATGAAGAATACCATGGCATATATTTACCAAACGTTGATATAGCTTAATCCTAGCGTGTATAACACTTTTTAAATTTTGTTAGAAATATTTTGAGGGG